TTGTTAATAATAATAGCAGGATAGTAGGAGCTCACATCCCAATCAATAATCTCATATTCATCATCAGCCTCAAACACCTCAGGTTGGTTCTCTGTGTGTAATCCGCCCTTCATAAATGAATATACATTACCATAGAAATGTATTTCCTCTTTAAAATCATCTTGCATACCTAGATGCATCTTCTTAATCTTCTTGAGGAACTCCTGTAGCTCAGGTGTTTGGAATTGTACATAATCAGCAATACAGCTTTTTACAGCTATATTCTTTCTAAAAGTTCCCTTTTTGGGAAGTTCTTTGTAATCAATATTCTTTTCCTCACAATAATACTTCTTGATCATCTCATCACCAATCTTACTATCTGAATAGTTAAGACATGGAATACCAAACTCTGCTTCAATATCTAGTCTCAGGTCTATTTGGTTATTTCCTTTGTATAGAGGATGATTTGTCTCACCAATAGTGACAAGATAGAACTGATATGTAGCCCAGACATCATTAAGACAATATTCTGTTGTGGTTACAATATCCTCGTGTGTCATTCCTTCTTTAGAATGATGAATAGGCATCTCTTCAATATTCTCAAGATCCATTTCAAATTCTAATCTCTTCAAACTAACACGCCTGTTCTTATTGTCAAAGTGGTGTATCTTAAACAGATCTATCTGCTTGAGTGTCAAGTCTGATTCACGATATTCAGGAAACACATCATAATTAGCATCATGAATAACATCAGCTGCTTTCTGTGCTATCTTAGATGTTATTTCTAGATTGCTCAGATCATACCAATTTTCTTGGTTCCTCAATATCCATTCAACCACTTGACTGTCAAAGCGTAGATTGTTATAACCCACCCAGTAATAGTCTTGGTGCTGTTCTGTGAATCTAACAAATGCATCTAGATTATTATCCTCTATATTCACCTTAAATTCTCTATATGGCTCACCAGGAATGAGACAAACAACCAAGAAGTATTCTTTCAGTGTTTCTATATCGTAAATTATTACATTCATTTCTTTGCTTTCTTTTTTGCTTTCTCTTCTTCTCTTTCAGCACGTGCTGCTAATAGAGCTTGACAACCTGTTACAACAATAATTGAGAACCTATCATCTTCTAGTCCAGAAGCAATACCTGCTGCTAACCAATTATCATCACCATCTATCTCAAAAGTTGCACTGTAATCCTCATAAACCTTCATTATGATGTGTCCTTTTTCTTTCTTAGCCTTTGCCATTTTGTTTTCTTTTTACTTCATAAAATAAATTTCTAACTATACCACCAAGCGCTGCATCATTAGGAGTGTTTAGTATTGTGTCTTCATCCACTTGTACAACAACCTTCATTTCTTTATGTCCATTGTTATAACTCTGTTCCTTCTCCATTGCTTTGGCTTGATTAACTATATCCGTTACATCCTCATGTTGTTTAAATGCCTTGTCATCATCATAAGAAATGTAATTAGTTAATTCTTTATATAACCATTCTACTGCTGTTTGTTGTTTCTTATCCATAACTTCTGTTTTTGGCTGTGTTTTACTTCCTGATTTGGCTAATGTGTTATATAAAGGACAAAATCCGTAATATAATACTTTTTATGGCACATTATGCTAAATTTTGGTATGTAAATCGGTTTAATTCCGAGTAACTATATTTTTTATGACATTTTGTTTAAGTGTAGGAACAAGTTTGAATCCTAATACATCTAACACTTTTAGAACAGTGGAGTGTAAAGGATTTCCTTCTCCTTTCTCTATTTGGTGTATTGTCTTTTCTGATACACCAACTAGTTCTGCTAAATCTTCTTGCGTTATCTTTAGGTTCTTCCTCCTATTTCTTACAAATGTGTGTAAATTGGACAACTCATTCACCTCATTTTTCACACCCTGTAGAATGTCATTTAGTTTCTGTTGTTCTTCAAGTATCTCTTGTTGTAACTTTTTAATAGCAGCACCTTCATATCTAGTGACATTAAATAGATTACAACCAGCACTCTCATAAAACTGAATCCAAAACTTCTCTTTCACTAGTAAATCATCCTCGTTACATTTCTCAAGAACATCTATCAATGGACACAAACCTTGTTCTCTTAACTCCATAACCCAAAGATTAACAGACTCGTTGTGTGAGAATGTTAAATGGGTTTTAGCTCTTGACATACCAGAACTACTCTTACCTATATATCTGTAATCATCTGTTTTAGGACACCTAAGTCCATATATTAAGCACTGATTCATGTTACAAATATACATACAATTCGACATAAATCCGAATTATACTACTGATTTTGGCAATAATGATTCACCTGCTGTAGGATTACCATATATCTTTATGTCATTCTGATCCACGGTTCTAACATCTCCTGTGTTATACAGTCTGATGATAAATTGTGGATTGGAATGAATAGAGCCTGCTATCATAAATAGCACTACACCATATCCCAATGGTGTTTCTACATCAAAAGGATTCATCACCTCGTGTATAGTTTGGTACATCATAACTAAAGTATTAGAAATTCATCAATATAATCATCTTTGGTAAGCTCACATCTATCACACTTTGCATGGGCTCTCATACTGCTGTAAACATACAAAATTCTCCACTTATGTCCTAATATTTTGCATCTAATTAACTTGATTAATCTTTTCATGGCTTAAATTTGGTGGTTTGGTTTAATTTATATATATTGCACGTCTAAATGTTTAATTATGCAAGAAAAAGTATTAGGTATCGTTAGACACGCTTTTACATTCATCGGTGGTCTAGTTGTAACAAAAGGTTTCATTGACGAATCTCTTTACCTAGAATTATCTGGTGCAATACTCACCCTTATTGGTGGTATTTGGTCTGTATTGTCTAAGAAATAACCCACATTCTATGAAAAACAAGAAGGGAGCACATTAAATGCTCCCTTTTTTGTTCTTAAGAAAGACGCTTTAGTCTAATGACCATCTTTCTAGTTCCATCAGAAGGAACATAGAAGAATCTGTCTTTCTCCACCATCAACTTACGTTGTGTTTGCTTTTCTCTGAAGATAGCATCAATTAACTTACTGGCTAAAACAAAATGTTTTCTCTCAATTGGTGAGTAATTGTGCTCTTTGGCTGACAGTGTTGCTAACATATATATGGATTTATTGGTGACTAGCACTCATTGAGCTGGTCCCTATAGAAACAAGCTATACCAACTAGTCTTTCAACTAATTGTTGCTCGTTCTCTTTGGCTAGCTCTATAACATCATTAAATGTCTCATACTCATCTCCTGATAAGTCAAGAATAGCATCGATTAGTAGTTCTCTCATGATTAGAAGTATAATGTAACACTGTTATTACTATGTAAAACTACTCTTTTAACACTAGCTATATCAAATGACCAACCTTTTGGAAGTTCTATTCCTTTTTTAGCTACACGTGTAGATGTTGGTTTATCTCTCATTTTCAACACCTTCACATAAAGAGATGCTTTTGGTCTATTCCACAAACTAGAATACTTTTTAGCTATTTCACTAACTGATAATCCCTTGTGTAATTCTTTAACCAATGTTTGGTTCTGTTGGTCTGTGTAAAAATTGATTGTTCTTTTCATTTTATTTGATTTTAGTTATACAAAACATGTTTGATGTACTTCTATAATTAACTTTAATATATTCAGCTCCTGTATTAGTGTGCAGAATAATATGTGGAATAGGAGATTTCTTAGGTTCTTCAAATATCAGATTTTCACCTCTGGCATCAAAGAATCTTTTTATACTCTCCTCATCAGGTATTCTTCTAGAAAACGTCATGATGAAGTTTTCTGTAAACTTAATAATGTGTTGCATTGTAGTTCTAGGCGTAACACAGAAGTCTAAATCATATAATGTATTAGGCATATTGGGAGCAGCATGCACTATATCACCAAATATATGCTTAAAGTTATGATCTTCAACCACTTGTATTTGTCTTAAAAATGTACTGATGTCATTCTCATATATAGTTATGTTTTTAAATCCATAACTTCTAAGCTTACTTATATACTCATTAATATCAGGACCTCCTAAACCAATAACATCAGTGCAATTTTTAAATACAGGCAAAGTAAATAGAAAATCTCTGGTTTCTATTTTGTTCTGAAAGTTTAAATACGTGTTTTTTAATATATGTGGCATAATTTCAATGTTTAAGCGATTTCTAGTTCTTTTCTTGCTTTTCTTGTATAACCTTCTTTCTTAAAATCTTTGATCCATATCAGTTTCTTGTCTTTAAAAGCCTGACCACAAGCTTGAAATCTAAAATGACCTCTCACTTTAAACTCATCAGATTTAACAAGAGTGGTAAACCATGTTGAATCCATAATTTCTATCTGGTGATCAGTATCATTATAATACTTACAGTTAAATGCTCTGACTTTGCTGTGTGGTTCTAATATCTTAGTTTCAACTTGAGAATATTTTTTAAGTATATGAAACGAGACAATAAAACTTATGTATTCTCGAAATGTAGCACCTCTTATTCTGGATCTTTCTAGTCCTTTAAAAGTAGAACTTTCAATTAGATAAGATTCATAAGTGGGATTTATCATACATAAAGCCTTCGTAATTTTTTGTTCTTTTGGATCAATTATAGCGTCTCCCATTAACATTGCTTTTCCTTTCTCAGAAAACACAGCTACTCTTCCTCCATAATCATCTTTAGTTTTTAGAATGTCATAACATATTATTCTACTATTTATCATTATGATACCTTGAACAGGTTCAATAGACATAAAAACTTCTTTGTTATTTATGAAGGAGTCTATGTTTTTGTATATTGCAGACAAAAAAGAACCTGTTACTAAATGAATATGTGGCTTACCAATTTTTGATAACATCTCATTCACATGCTGGATGGTAAAAGCATTTGCATCTTCTTGACCATCCAATTGAATTAAATCCATGTCATCATCTATTTTACCTTTCATTAATTGAGATATAATAGGAACACGTTTAATCTTTTGTTTCATTGCTTTCAATGTTTATGTGTGGTATAAAAGAAAAGAAAAAGCCCCAGGAATTACCCTGAGGCTGTTTTCCACCATTAAACCACCAATTGTTAACCAAAATATGTTGCTTGTCTTCCATGGAGCATAGATACACGAAATGTATTCATCCACTCTTGTTCTGTTAGTGGTTCCTCAGGAAGCGTTGTACGAAATTTAGGACTGTAAGTTTCTTTAGGCATAGGCTCATCAGCTAAACCTAAATAGATTAGAATTGCTTTCATTGTTTAATTGATTTAATTAGTTTACCACTCATCATCATTTGTATCAGAGCGTCTTTCTGTCCATGATTGAACAGCTTTCCAATACTTTTCTTCTGGATCAGTAGGACCATCATCTTCTGAATCTTCTTCTTCTTCATCATAATCATCATCATCATCATCATATTCATCCTCCATATCAGCATATGATATGGTCACCTTGTTATTGTATAACACTGGTGTAATCATATCTTCATCCTCTTCATCTTCATCATAATCCACCTCAATATGAACATATCCATCATAGCCTTCTATTATCCTGTTGAAATGTCTCACCTCAATATCA